GTGGAATTTCTGTTGCAACGTAGTTTGGATACACTGCTTTGACAATTACAAATTCATTAGCGAAAACCAATGGTGTAACTAACAAAAGAACGAGAAGTGCTTTTTTCATTAAAGTTTGCCGAAGAAGAACAACCAATCAGCCTGTGTCAGTTTAACTTCCTTCTTAGGATTAGCTGCCAACACTTGATGCCAACCGTCATAAGCTACAACAGCTTCTTCATGTTTAGATATACGATTGGTGCATTCTAGCAGGTCGGCACGCATCTTTGGATCGATAGCAATCTGAGGTCCTGAATCGACTTTCGATGTTGCATACCCACTACCGAATGTAAGACCATTAGCGATCGACTCGGTAATTTGAATACCAGACGTCTTGATCTCCGCCATTACTTCAGTTTGTTTCTTCTTCCAGAAACTGACGCGGACTTGCCTGTGATTCATCTGATCGATAGCAGCAATTGCCACGTCACCTGCCAAATAATCAAATTGCCATTGGTCACGAATACCATCACCATTGTTAATAAAATCTTCTATCATAATAACTCCTAAAGTTGATTCAATTATACCTCTAAAGCCAACAAAGTAAAATAAATTTATCCGAAGAATTCTTCGAGCGAGCTCCTTTCCTCTACGGACCAACCCAATGGGCTAATAATCCCGTCGATTGCATCACAGAATGTCTTCTGAAATTGCAAATCATAATCCACATACTTGTGCAACCCGAGTTCAACCGGCAAGACACTGTCCACAGGCCATGCTATGGTATTCTGTTGGATAGTATTTGGAACCTTAAGATATATGAACTTGATCTTCGTACCTTCTTCTATCCCCTGATACTTATCCTGTAGCCCACGTTTCTTGATCAAGTCATTATACAACAAAACAGCGCGAACTTGAATTGGCGTGCCGCTCTTAAAGATTGTAGTTGGGTCGGAATAGTTCCCTAGATTATTCGCACCTCGTGGGAATGCGATTTGTTCCGGAGTCATTTCCATGAAATCGTTTCGTACATCGGAAATATACTTTTGAGTTGTAGCTTCTGTACCGTCGAAGATGGTTTCCAATGAATCTTTCAAATACTTTTGAATGACTTTAGGTGTCGAGCTACGAACTAGTTCCAACCCCTTGACCTTGAACTTTGGCTTAGAGTAGGTCACGCCCTCTGATGAATACACACGACACACATAACGCTTCTTACCAACAAAGATAACTTTATCGGCTGCAATTTCCTGCTTGAAAAATATCTTACGGTCATACACGTTCAGACCATCCGATACCTTATTAGCAATGATGTTAACCATTTTCTGCAGGTGATCCACCGTCAACCTTTCCAGTGCTTTAATCCTAGATTCTACCGATGCATTTTTACCGAGATATTTATCAATCACAGTTTCCATTGTGATATATGCAGAATCGGTATCAGCATAGATTAGGAATTTACTTTCAGGAACTTTGAATGTCGTTGCGATCATATAGTCGAGTTCTCGCTCGATCGAACGCAAATACAACTGACCCGTCATAGTGATAGATTCAGCAATGTCTGGGTGATAGAATCGAAAGCCTTTGTTAGCCATGCCACCATACAGACTATTCAACAAAATTTTCAGTGCCATTTGAGAATTGTCCAGAGCAGATATCTTAGAGGTCGTGACAGAGGCTTCTACTGAATCACCATCACCACTTTTCTTCAACCCCTCATAGAAAGATTCCATCTGTAACATTTCATTCTTGATATTTTTACGCTCTTCCATCATACCTGCAACTACCATAGGAACCATACCAAGAAACTTCTTTGTGTATGTTGCGCCGTTGGCACCCATACATACATCCTTGTCATCATTGGCATAAAATCCAGATAGACATATGTCAACGTTACTAGATAACTGACCAATATATGTCTCTGGGCTGATATTCAATGTGAGCATCAAGCTCGGGTATAGTGCAGTTGCATCTACCGAGGATACATCCTTGTAAACACCAGGAACTGGTTCCTTAACATACGCACCTTCAATAGTACCGTGATCCCCACCCGCAGATTTACGCTGTGGCAGGACGATATTGTCTTTCAACTGAGCATTACATAGAATCGCATCCCATGTTTTTACTGGTGAATAGACGTCTTCATAATTGACATGAGCCTTATATGCGATGGTGAGAGCTAATTCAATCAGGCGCATCTTTGCATCGAGTTCGGTCACTAATACGCTGTCAATTACATTGTATTCCACGAAAGTTTCCCAATGATTTGTGTAGAAATCCTGAAAGGTAGTTCCTGGATTGACGAGTTTAGTCCTACCGAGTACGTCTTGTGCCACGGCACCAAGACCCCAACTTTCACGCGGATCGAACGTATACTTTTTCATTAAAAGCATTAGATCTAAAACAGCAATACCTGCAATCTTATATTTGATCTGTCGAGTTCCCTTGTAGTTTTCTACTTCAAAATCTACATAACCCCATGGTGAAAGCTTCTTGACTTTGTCAGCACCGAGGACTTGTGTTATTCTATTGATTAGATATGGCACGTCAAAACCATCGACGTGCCATCCGGTAATAATATCTGGCGTGTGCTGTTCCCAAAACTGAAGGAACATCTTCAGAAGATTGACCTCTGAAGTACAATACATATAGTTTGTATATTTTTGTGGAGCAAGTGGTCTACTCCCAAAAGTGTAACACTTCTTAGTATGAACGTCTTGTATAGTAATTAATAAGATTTCACCCTTTGCTTCTTCGGGGTGGGGAAATCCACCCTCGGGTGGGAGAGCGGTTTCGATATCAATAGAAAAACACTTGATAGATTTGTAGTTCCAACCAGTAACCTGATAGTCGCCCATGTACTGAAGAGCATAGTTCAACTGACCATAGATATCAAACCCAACAGCCCCATCGTATTGCTTTATGAAGTCCCTCGTATCTCGAATAGAACCTGGATTGACTTTCGTAACAGATTCACCATGTAGAGTCTTATATTCACCCTTACCAGTTGGGTCTTTCAGGTAGACAGAAGGCTTCCATTGATCTTTGCGCAATGAACGAACGCCATCGACGTTTTCACGGACAAGAACATTATTACCATAAACTTCAACATTGGTATAAAATTTCAAAGCTTTCCTCCCACCAACATAGACAGATCACGGGCGCAGTCATGGACTGCGTGGTGAGTTAGGACTTTATCCTTGTCGTAATCTGCGACCAATGTCGTATCTACTCCAACGAACCCATTGATAGCGGAAGGGTAGTAGCATTCCAAGGCTGTTCGGATATCACGCCATCTACCGTAGTTGGTTAATGGTTGGATACCAACGGAACGGAATAGGGAATCTAGACACGTTTGATCGAGGGTGCCTCGTTGCCAAACATTCAATTTCTTAGCATCTGGTTTTGAGGAAAACCATTCTCGTAGTTGCTGGATACCGGTGATTGTACTGACGTCGCTCTTTAGGGGCATCAAGTTTGTTTTCTTTGCTTCTTCGGATTGTCCCGACCACCAATCCATTGTTGACTTGTCAGTAGTTCGCTTGAAGTTTTTTATTTGATCGCGATAGTCGAACTTAACAAAAATTGAATCGTCGATAAATTTTTGATATGTGAATGGAGCTTCTCCATCGGAGTAAACTGCACCAACACTCAGTATGACTGATGTACTTTCAACCCCGAGTGTTTCTATGTCCAGTGCGAAAAATGCCATAATATATTCTCCAAAGTAACCTTCATTATACCTCAGGATCACCGAGGTACAAATAAACTATCCAGGTAATTTTCATGTACAAACTTCATCTACCCATTCTGATGCAGAATCAACCGTCTGGAAGAATCGAATTTTAAAGACAGTGCGATCATACATGTTAAATCCGAAGAGCATTATATTCTGATGGTCTGATGAATATTCATCAGTTGAAACTGAAAGGCGAAAACACCAATCACCCTTGAAGATAAGAGGAAACAACTTCACCGTTTTGATCATAGAAAGCCCAATTAATAAGAGGTCACGTAGACCTCTTATTTAGGATTACCCGTTTAATTGGGTTCGCTTGCTTCTATTTTCACCGACCTTGATAGTTTGTTTCTTAGAACTATCCGGAACTTTATGTTCCAATACAATTGTCAACAACCCATTATTACTGTTAGTTTCTACTATCTCAACATCCGCACCCAAAACAAATTTCCGATTGAATGCTTTTGAGGTAAACCCACGATGAATGTACTCCTCAACTTCAGGAGATGTTACCAAACCCTTAGATGAGACAACCAACTCTCGGTTTTCTAGTGTGATTTCAATATCTTCTTCAGAATACCCTGCCAATGCAATGATCAGTTCATAGGTATGTTCATCAGTTCGAACGATATTGTAGAATGGAAACCCATCGTTCGGCTGGCTTACAAGCTCATGAGTACCAGGTGCAACCCAACTATTTCTTATAAGATTACGCAAGATTTTTTCCATACCGACTGAACCACGATATACATTATCTACATTAGTCATACTTTTCTCCTTGCCCTTTCGGCGCAAAAATGAAACCCTTTCGGCGTTTCAACAAATAACATGAGCTACACGGCTCATGATCCCGGGAATGTCCCAGAGATTCTTTAGGTCCTCAGTGACCTCATAGTGTATTTAGTCTGGAGAGACCATTTTGATTTCTCCCTGAACGGTACAATTTTGATATTGTCAAGAGTTGTTGTAATTAGATCTTCTTCAGAAACAATAGAGCAAAGACCCCATTGTTGAAGTAGTAGGGCAATTGTATTACGACGCCTGACATCTTCCACTGTTAAATCGGCAGATTTTCCATCGATCAAGAACATTTCCTTGAAATGCATCAGACTATATTTCCCCTGCTTATGGAGTATATGAACGCTCTGCCATAGAACATTTTCTTGCTTACTAGCGACACCAATTCTCGTTAGAGTCTCGCGTATCTTTAGGAA